GAAAAGTTAAAGTAGTTTAAAGTCTTCGGACGGAAATAGTTTATAGTCTATTCAGACTAAAGGTAGAGCCCTTCACGCTTTATTTATAGTCAAGAGACTAGCATTGTAGAGAAAGTGGCCTACAGAAAACCCAGAGCGTATGAGCCCAGGGAATATAGATTCTCAGCGGTCACAAGGCCCTCAACCGCTTCTTGCCAGACAGATTTACTGCCTCCGAAGGGGAGTTCCTTGTTAATGTTAGCTACCGCGAGGTCCATACCCGGCTTCATAGGCTTGGGTGGATCTGCTAGCCGAGAACCGATCGTAATCGGATCAGGCTGGAGTTCAATATGCCAAATGTACTCCATCGTGAGGACAGACGTCGATGGCGTTCCACCAGAGACTGAAACAGTAATACTGTTCCAACCGGAGTGGGGCTCTGTCGTCGCGATGTCCTCGAAATTTGCCACTTGCGCGGGAGAAAGCCTGCGAAATCCAAAGACTTTGTCGAATCCAAACAAAGAGTCCGTATGAACTTCTTCGTAGGCGTACGAGTCAATGTCGTAATTGTTCGTAGGCCCCGTTCCATAGTTACCAGTGGTAACAGAAACGATCCCCTTTGCTTCGTCAGTGTTGCAGCTAGAGAAAATATGAACTCCACCACACACCACGCGATACTTGCCAGCGATAGCCGTCAAGCTAGCGGCTTCTGGCACGTTGCCGCGAGCCAGCCAGGTCACGAGGGGGCCAGTAATAGTACTATTACGAGCCGCCACGTTCAAAACTCCTGGGTGGGCCCAAGCGGCGCACGAGCCAGCAGCATCCGTGGTGATAGCCCCGATCTTGCCGCGGACTGTATAGGTGAAAGTCCTGGATGAATCCGAGGACATCAACTTACAACCCACAGCGCAGTCACCGAAAGGATCAACGCACCCCTTTATCATATGGAGGTCCTCGCGCGAGAGTTTGCCTCTCGAGCGCGATTTCTTCCCTTTAGGTTGGGGTAGCGGATTCTTCGCCAACGGGGCTTTCATGGAATCGCCGACCTTAACGGTCGACTTATTCTTCTTACGGTTGCGATTACGCGCCATCTTGCTGTATTGCACCTTAAAATCTCTTATTTTCCCTCAGCCAACGCCTGAGGGGAAATTTGTGGCGCGAGGTGTCGAAAGCGGTAAGCGACATCCAACACCTTGCTTTTCAACGGCTCCGGCATATTCACCACTTCTCTGGAGAAATCCTCATACAGAGATTGGTCTGAAGTACGCGTTAGGAGCCGGAACAAGGCCTTGGGCCAGCTTTCCAGCCAAGCGACACCCCTCTCACAATCAAACCAGTGAGAACAAAAGGAAAAGCCTGTCTCGTCATGGCGTATGACGTCGCGTAAATTAATCCCCAAGAACTCTTTAGCGAGCTCGATTGAGGCATCCACTTCGTCAACGTCGCGAAGGCTAATCCCATCATCACCGTTAACGAAAGGCGTGATCGCTCCAGTCTCATACATAGAGTTGAGACGAGCCACGCCATTCATGATTGTCGTGAGAAAAGACCCGCTCAACATCCTGCCTGGAACCGTGCAGTACCAAAATGAGTACCCACGATGCTCCGGCAGGACGTAGACCGGGTTTGTGAGACGGATATGCCAAAAGATCATAACACGCCGCCAAACATCAGGCCCCGAGGCCCGGGAGTTGGCTTGCCTGAATGCCTGTTCCATTCGTTCCACGGAGAGAGTTCGCTCCCAGCCACTAACATCTTCCGAGAAAGGAGAATAGTTAGCTGGGGCGTTCTCAATCAACCCGAGGTAGAG